TGCGACGAGGTTTACACTTCGCGACGTCTAACCCAGCTCTGGATGCCACAACTTCGCCGCCTAGCGCCAACGCGACACACACTGCGAGGAGAGTCAATCAGACTTACACGTCGACCCGGATCTGTCGGAGATCCGCGGTCCGTCCGCCTCTACTCAGCAGATCTGAGTGCTGCGACCGATTGGATCCCGCACACAGTGGCCCGACGCATTGCACGCGTAGTCAATGGTATCGTCTTCGACGATCCACAAAAGTGGAACGATGTCACCGACATCATCTTCGGCCCGCATAAGATCATCGGAGACCGAACGATCGCACACACAGAGGAGTGCTTATCGCTCGATCCCGAGGACCTCGCGGACGAAATTGAGTCGATGGACGCCGCGACCCTCATAGAAGGGCTCGAAGACAACATTAACATGCGCGTGACAAAGCGAGGAATCCACATGGGTTTGGGACCTTCCTGGATCGTGCTCAGTCTGCTGAACGTAGCTGCTGCCGAGTACGCTTGCGGTGACTCCAGCGCTTACCGAGTATGCGGCGACGACTTGATCGGACTGTTCACACCAGGCGAGTGCGAACGATATGTTGCCTTCCTTGAGGGACTAGGACTCAAGGTCAACGGCAAGAAATCGTTCTACTCGCAATCTGGTGTTTTCTGTGAACAGCTAGTCCTCCGATCAGGACCCCTCTCAGCCCAATCCTACGACTTCGGTCACTTAGCGGAGGCGGGTGCGAGTAAGTTCAAAGCGAACGTGTCAGGCGACCGATATGCCACGGAGAAACTCCGTTTATATCAGCCGAACTGGCCACGTCCGCTGAACCGACTACGCATCCGCACTAACCGTGAGCTCACGAGGCCGTTGGGTCGGTGGAGAGGTCCAGTCGCCGCTGGTGGTTCAGGCTTACCAGGGTTCGATGCCCGTCTACTGACTCATCTGATTGAATCAGGTAAGTCAGCGACGGTGCGCCATCGACAAACTCCATACGGTGAAGCCCTCCACGATGCCGCTATACAGCAGCATCAAATGGAGAAGGGGCAACACTACATGAAGGTCGAAGACGCACACATCTACCTGATGAGAGCTGAACGCACCAGCAAACTCGTGGCCGGAAAACATCCCGCACCTCCGAAACAATTGCCAACGAAGGCGTTTCAGAAGCGTACCCGGGGCTGGCTGCAGCGGTCGCCACCTGATGCCCATTCACTGCGGCAACTGACATTCAGCAATGCTGGTCAGAGGTCTTACGTGAAATGGGTCCTTAAACAGGCGGAGTGGCGTGATGGTGGTCTAACGCAGAAATGGTACAACCGCCTCGGGAACTTCTTCCTTAGGTCTCAACTTAACCTGGTGGTTAAGATCACTGACTTAGAAAGAATTCTCTGGGAGACGGTCAATGTACCACACGGATTCTTGGCAATCCCTGACTTGACAGTCAGGGACGACGGGGGGCTAACCCGTCAGAGCGAGCAATGAGCTCGCC